TTTCTTTTCCGCATTTATCACATATTGCTATTTCTTTTATCATGCTTATTTCCTTTCCACTTTTCCAACTACATTTACATAGCATTCATGAAATATCGTTACCTTTGCATTCTTCTTGTCAAACACATCAACCCACGCAGATAATACTCTATAATTATTTCTTCCTCTTTCAATAATTTCCATTGCATCTTTTAAATGTGGTGCGCTATCTGTCATTGAAATAAGATATGGTTTACTCTCTTCATCGTCCTGAATTAATAATGATACCCAATAATTATTGTAGTGTAAATCTCGTTTTAACTTATGTACATAGCTTTGAAGTTTGGTCAATCCTTGTAACATAGATTTATTATTATTTTTTAATGCTTTAATGGAATTTTTCAGTCTAAAATTTTCTTCTTCCAATTGCGATACATATAATTGAAGTTCTTTTAATTCGTCCATAATAAATTTTTCCTATAAATCCAGTAACGCAGCTATAATCACCACTACAAATCCAAAACAAGCAATACATCCTAATGTATACATTATCTCCTCTCCTTTCCACTTGCTACACATAAGCAAGTACACATCATTCCTGTAACTCCACCAATAATTAATCCAATTACAATTCCTGTTATCATTTATTTTTCCTCTTTCTCAGCAAAATACTGTCTTTGTTATATGTTTCGTAGCTTCATAAGTTCTATGTATTTCTTTTGCAATCTCCTTATTGCTCATGCCTTTTCTCAACATATTTTTAATTGATAGTTTCTCAAAGTCTGTTATTTTATTTCCATGTCGCTCTGGTTTACCGTTATCTTTCTTCCATTCATAGCAAATCCAGGACGGCTCTGGAAATAATGTTTCCCTTTCGTATTTCTTCCAGTTAATTATCTCTTTATGATTTTCAGCCCATTTCCAAAACTCTACCGAATCAATTAAATATCGTGTCTGATTTTTTAATTTGACCTTTTTACAAGGAAGATCATATTTGTCAATCCATCTCACTACTACGCTTATATCTGAATGAAAGCATTTTGCAAGTGTTTTTGCACTAATTCTTTCCCCATAATAATGATTTAGTCCCATTTTGCTTGCTTTATGCTTCACAGAAGATACACTTCTATCCAAAAATTTTGCCGTAGTTTCAACTGATTGATTCAAATACCTTCTATACATATAAGTTTCTTCATCTTTTGTCCATTCTCTTCTTCCCATACAATACCTCTTAAAGCCTAATATAATTCACCTATGTAACATTTCCCTCAACCATACGTTAAAATTGAAGTTCTCCATATTTTCTTCTCTTTCTGTATAGTTTCCATTATAATTACGGAAACAGTTTCCAGAATCACGTTTGTCTTTATCCCAATATTCTACATATTTATTTGTCCCTTTCATTCTTTCTTCACCTCTTCTATTAGATATGCCAAACCTTCACTATGATGGCGGTTAAACCAATCATACACATCATTTTTGTTAGTTCCTTTTGGAAATGCATACCATGCAGTTTTAAGATTTCCGTTACGATCAACAGGAACGTTCTGAAATTCTTTCCATAATGCTTCTACATTCTTATCAATTATATTCTGTAGCGTTAATTCTTTTCCTTCCATATAGTTCTCCCATCATTTATGAATTTGTTGTATGATTTGCAAAAAGGATTAAAACATCTATCCACTAACACAAATTTCCCATTAACAAAATCAAAATACTGTTTTCTGCTTTTCTGTCCGCATACATAACAATCAATCATATTATCACTCCATTTCTGATACTGAATTACAAATTTTCTGATTAAGTCTCTGATATATTTCCGCTGATTCATCTAATGCTTTAATTACAGATGTTTCATATGTTAATTTTTCCGCTCTATAAACATTGTCAATTAAACAAATCAAACCATTTGATAAAATACTTATTTCCTTTGGTGTAAGTTCCAATTTGATTTTCCCGTTATTGTTCATAATATTTTCCTCCAATTTGAAATATCTCTTTCATCTATTGATTCTCTGTTAATTAAAACAGGTGATACTCTATATCAAGTACCACCTGTAAATATGTAATATTATCGTTCTATATATTCCCATTCAGCAATAAAGTCAAATGCTTCATTGTAATACATAGGGTTCAAATCCTTGTAAGAACTACATCCAAACTTTTCCTTTAACTCATTCCACATATTAATGAAATAGCTTTTTGAGTAACATTTGTATTTAGTTCCATGCGCTCCATCCAGAAGTTTATTGATTCTGTCTTTCGCTGCTTTATACAACTTCTGTTGCTGTCTAGTGGATAATGTCATATTTTCCACCATTTTATTAAGCATTTCCGTTTGTTCTCCGAGAAGATCTTCCATTGCATTAATCTGAACTGTTTGACCTTCTAACTGCTTCTCAATGGAATTTCTAAAGGTATCAAAATCAATTCCAACAATGGAAGTATTTGTTTCCTTAGTCATTTCATATTTTCCAGTCTTACGGATAGTCGGAAGAACTTCTGTTGTTACCCATAATCTGAATGGTTTTGCAATAGGTTTCTTACTTCTTAAAACTAAAGTATAGAATCCAGATTCACTAATAATATTAGCTTCACCTTGACGACCTAAGTTGAACTTAGACCGTTCATAAGGCTCTAAACTTGCCATTGCTACCGTTGGATTGCTATGCTCTAAAATCTTACACACATCAGTTGCAACAAACCAAGGCTCATTGTCAATTAAAACCATTCTAATTTCGCCAAAAGTTTCATTTTCAAATACTTGCAATTCATTTCTTTCCATTTGCAATTCCTCCTGTACTTGCATATTATTTAGTTCTCAATGTGCATTTGTAAAATATTGGAAATTTTCTGATTGACTAACCAGTAAGAATTAGATATACTAGATATAGTCAATCTGCTTCGGCAGTTTGGTGATGGAAGAGGTTTGTTGCTGTGGTAGGTGCTAACCTCTTCTTTTATTTTTCCTGTTGATATATGTCGTAGGAAATATTCTTTTTGATCTGAATTTTTCCATCAACAAAACCACTCATTAATACTTCTATAGCTTCATTAAGTTTAAAACCTTGCTTCTTACATTCAGCTTTAAAAGCATTCTGTATAGTTTCTTCAACAGGAGTTGCAAAAGTTTTTCTTGCCATTGCTTAATCTCCTTTACGATTATTATATTACTACTTATATACTCATTTGTCAATTAGTATTTTACTAATTCTTTACTTATTTCCAATTCATAAGCACTATCATAGTTGCTAAAATTTCCATTTTAGCAACTATTAACTACAAACAAATCATGCAATATGTAATCCTGATACTTTCAATAATGCTTCAAATGCGTTGATCAATTCCATACGCATTCTTCTTTTAGATGTAACACCTTTTCCACCTACTCTTATACTATCGTCCAGGCGTGTTCTGTATTTCTTTCCTTTAGCATCTATAACCATATCGACTTCTTCTATCATTCCATTATCTAATTGCATCCGCATAAACGTATGTGTATATGGTTTATCTGTATATTCTATAAAACTTGCTAAGTTCTGCATATGTATATCCTCCATCACTCACATTTAAAACTATCTAATACGTTCTTTAAATTTTCCAACTGATTCTCTGCTTCTGTTCTTGCGTATTCGTCAACAAGAAATTGTTTTCTTTCCTGTCGGCATCCTTCCAGAATACCCTGTAATTGTTCATCTGTACTGTTAATAATAACAATTTCCGCTGTTTCCCAGTCCTCTACTTCTTGTGATTCTCTTTCTTTAAGGTAACGCTTGTATAAACCACGTTCATGTAACTTCTGTTCTATGTCGTTATCAGGAATAGGATCGTCAATCCAATTCCGCATACAGAAGTGAATTAGTTCTATCGACTTTCCGTTATATGTAGACATATGGAAACTGTTTCCACCGGCTACGTCATACCACATTGTTATAATTCCATTTTCGTCCATTTCCACAATGTAACGCAAGTTTTTATTCTCTAAAGCTTCTTTATATGCTTCGATTCCTTTGTTGATAATTCTTTCTTTATTCTGTTCAATCAGTTCTAACCATTCTCTGTTAGTCATTCTTACACCTCCAAAATTTTCCACTAAAAAAGGAAACTAAATTGAATTAGTTTCCTTTTAGTATTCTCTGTTATTCTATTCTTCATCATATCTTTCATTAATGACATCTATAATATCATCCAGATACATTTCTTCATTGTATGTTGATTGATTAGAAATTTCTAATATTTTATTATCTATATCAAAATTAAAATAAATACCGTAATCAATTCCTCCTGCATTAATTGTCACTGTCCATTCATCAATGTTATTTACTCCGTTATTTACTTTATTCAAACAATACGCAAGTGAGTTTACACTCCTTTCAATATCCACTGAATATCTCATGTTTATTTCCTCCTATTCTCACATTCCATAGAAAACACTTTCTTTCCTATGTCTATCACGTTCAAAATCTTCTTTGACATAATCCCATCTTATAGCGTTCTCTATAGCGTTTAATTCGTCCATAGACAACTTTTTGTTTCCGTTCCATATGTAGATAGGATTGACTTTAAAACGTATGTATTCAAGCGGTAAATCGTATTTTTCCACTAGCAGCTTATAGAATTGTCGTTTGTTCATAATATTTCAACTTCTTTCACGTTCCATGTGATTCTTGTTAAATCATCAGAAATTTTTCCATCATAACTCTGATGTGTAGAATCCCATACAAGTTCTACTGTATCATCTGGACGGACGCAAGCCCATAAATGAGCATGATTTACTTTTGTGATACAGATAATTCCTGTATCTTCAAATGTTCTATGCTTTTCTGCTTTTCCCTGTTTTAATAATTCCATTGCTTTCTCATAATTTGTCATATTTTTTAACCCCCATCACGTTCTGATCTGTTTATATTATTGATTATATTACAATGCTTTTAATTTCACAACACCATTATATATAGTAAATTTTCCGTATACATAATTGTTTTGTGTAAAATCGTGGTCGTAAACGTGCCATAATTCCAATTCAGTGTTACATTTCCATCTGTTCTTATTTAAGATGTCGCAAATTTTCTTTGCGCTTCTATCCGAAGCAAAGAAAGCATATGTTTTTGAATGTAGATACTCTGTTCCCTTATTTGTCATTGCAATTAATTTCATGTTATCAATTCCTTCCTTATTATATAGTATTATATAGTGATCTGTTTAATTGCTCAATTGGCGTATAGAAATATTTTCCATACGCCTATCAACAGTCAAACGTTGTTATATATTCTCATTATTTCCATCATTATTTCCATCATTAAACCGTATTCTGTAAGATTATCAGCAGAAATAACAGAAGATTTTCCGCAAACATCAATCCTTACGCCGTTTGCAATTGGACTATATTCTACTGTTACTCTGTTTCCGTTTGTATACGGATTTTCTTCTAACATTTCATTGAGTTTGTTAATCCATTCCATTTTTTTTCCTCCTGTTCATTCTGTTAATTCTTCTATTGTTTCACACAATCTTAATATTGCAGCCTTGATTGTACTGTTTCCATTAAGTTGTGACAGTTCATGGTATAACGCTATTTCCGCTTCTTCTCTGTTTTCTTCATCGTCATAACCATCAGAAAGACAATCAACAATCTTTCTTGCTAATTCTGAACTATTCATGATTATTTTCCCCCCTTGTGGTTTAATGGACTTTCCAACATTGCCAATAATAATCTTCTTTTGTCGCAATTTCTTCCGCAATCATATCAGGATTAAACATTTGCGTTCTTCTGACAAAGTCTTCGTACTGTTCATTAAAATCATCACAATATGTAATTTCTTCTGATAAAATTCTACCATCATCACTCGCATATTCATAAATAACACTTGCTTCATCACTATTGTATGTTTCCAAAAATTTATTAATTGTTCTGCCGTCTTCTGTTTCTATTAAATAATCTTGTAAACATTCTTTTGTAATTTTAAATTTTACTTCTCTTTCTACATCCAAAGTATCATCAATATAGTTACAAATTTTTAATTCTACAAACTTATTCATACCAGTTTACCTCCTGTTAAAATGTGAATTTCAACTTGTTATTCTTCCGCTAATTCAACACAAATTCCAGGTGTTGTATCATTTTCTGTATATGGGAATATATAAATTATGTCTTTGTTCATAATATTTTCTGGAATATCTAGCTCATTGTTATATCCTTCGCAATAAATAATTGGATTATCTTCTGTTTCCCAACATTGAATTTTTATATATCCTTCAAAATAAACACCGCTTTCCATTAATGTTCTTAATGTCATAACCTTATATTCTCCTATTCTTCCATATCCTGATATGCAAAATTTAAACGTTCTTCTAAATCTTCAATGCTATCATGTAAACTGATCAATGTTTCATCATCTGCATTATTTTCCAGTGCAAGTTTATATTCACGTTTTAAATTTGCAAGTGCTTCTTTTAACGTGTTTGGTTTCTCATACTGTCTATACATGATTTACCTCCTAAAATTCCGCTTTCAGCTTTCCATTGTACTTTTCAGTGTATTCAAATTCAGGCTCACCAAAATAAAACCCTGTTACTTCTGTACTAATACAAAGATTTGTTGCCTTTTCGATTATATCCGACATAATAAAGGTTGCATCTGCTTCTGATGAATAACATCCATACACAACTTTTTTATATGCGTATGCGTCCCCTTCATCATATGTAATAGTTTTGTTTTTCTTATCTTTAATTATAAACATATTATTTCCTCCTATTTAATCCCGTAAAGTTCCAGTAATTTCGATTCTATAAAATCTGTCCATCCGTATTCTTCGCCATATGTATCAACGTATTCTATCGCAATGTCTGCACAATCTCTTGTAAGTTGTGCGATATCAACGCTATCTTCACTATGCACTTTATTTTCCGCTTCTAGCTTTTTATAAACACGTATAGCAAGAATAGCGTTAATAGCTATATCCGATTCACGTTCTGTCGTTTCTGGAATGATTTCAGCTTTACAAGCAATTACACCAGTTCCAATTTTTACAGAAAATAAATCAAGGTCATTAAAACTTTCCACATTCTCTATAACATTCCCATTGCATACAGTAGCAACGTTACAATCGTTTGAACATGTTTCCAGATGGATAACTTCAGTTCCATAAAGCTCTGAAATTTCTGGATATTTCTTTAAGAGTGCCTTATATGTATTTCTAAATTCTGTATATGTCATAATTTTCACCTGTTTAACCTTTCTTATTTAATCTCTATGAACATCTCAATAGGTGCTGTTATAGTTGCATCTTCACAAGTTGCGGAAATAACAATTTCTCCGTCCTTTGTGATTCTGTAGTTACCTGTATAAATGCATTCAATCGAATGCACTTTGTCGTTATTACCATAAATAAGTTTCTGTCCTTTTGTCATGATGTTACCTCCCCATTAAAACGTTGATTGTTTCAACGTTCTTGATTAACTGTTTACGTGTTTCTTCATACTGTTTTGACATTGCTTTAATTTCTGCAATGTTTTTTTTGATAGCTGTCGTGTATGAATTACGACGGAATAACTTTTTGATCATTCTGTACACCTCCTCACATGCACCGACAAACCAAACCGCCTCTTGTGCGGTTACGTTTCAGAGTTGCTAACTCTTTTTCAAGAGTGTTTGATCTTTCGATCAGGTCAACGGGTACAGACTCCTGATTCCAGAAGTCGTAGCAAGCGGAAATTTGACTTTCCACTTCTGAAAGCTCTTTCTCAAGAGCGTTGATAGTTGCATATTCTCCAAAATATTTAATCATGGTATATTCTCCTTTTCTTATTCTCTGTTTATAGGTACTAAAAAGCACACAAGCGTTATTTACTTGTGTGCTATGTTACTGCCTATAAATCAATGTAAGTTTGGATTATATATTTCTGCAATTTCCATACATTGACTGCAACAATTACATTTATATTCACATGTTGCACAATCCTCTGAAACACTTTCTTGCTGTTCTAATATTGCATTTTCATAATCATTCATGTGTTTACTTCCTTAAAACATGGATTTCATTTCATTTCATTTTATTTTGTGTAATACTTTTGAACGTCTATCGTATCTTCAAGATCACACATCTTACAACCTTTTACGTTGTCGAGTTCTGCTTCAATATCAACGGGAAATGCAAGACTTTCAAAGGTTTCTTTGCACTCCTGTAAAATCTGGGACTGAATTGTTTCGGGCAACTCACATACATAGGTATGAGCTGTTATCTTTGTTTTTGTCATTGTTATACCTCCTGTTTATTATGTATTCTCTTTTTGCTTTCATTTTTGCAAGCCATTGTATGAAGTCAATTCAAACACTTTCAACTACTACTTGCTAATCAGGTACAAGCCTTTCACGTTTGCCCGTTGAATTTATGCCCTGTGCTTCGATGTCTTGCAAAGTCAAAACAAAAAAGCAAGTATTTAATTGATATAAGATCAACTCTGTACTTACTCGAAAAGTTTGGTCATCACAATCTTTTATTTATCTGACTTTTGACTGTCAGGGGAAATTGTTTTGTACAATCATGTGTATCATCACTCCTTTTTATGGAATCAAGGTTAATTTGTTGCAATTCGTAATTTGTAACTTGCCACTTCACAAGTTATATATCAGATTAATTACAATCATATCTTTCATCACTCCTTTACTTTTTGCTGTATGTTTTTATATACCGTAATTGCCAACGGTTGAGTGCTCCACTCATTTTTATACTTGCTTTTGCTATCGGTTAGTTTTTGCAAGTGAGATACATTTGTATTACGGGAGTGTCTCCCCCGATTTCTATTTTGATATACCAGATAGAATTATATAGATAACTGGTATGGTATAGGCGATACCGCTATATTCAATTTTTCAGGAATGCCCTTATCAACTATGTATCAGATTGTAAAACTTACATTAATATACAGGACTTATTGACTCTGCCTATATAAGATATCTTGTGGTCTTATTGACTCTGCCACAAGAAACTGTATTTTGTTTTTTATCTCTGTCCCTCTGTTGATGGTATTACTATACCATAGGGTACCCTATTAGTCAATAGGTTACCCTATGATTTTTTATGTTTGTGAATTGTGTATAATTTACATATTTGTATAGGGTACCCTATTAGTACAATATACACAAATGTCAATAGAAAAGTTGACAGGATAAAGCTATAATGTTAATATGTAATACTACTCTTACACCAAAAAGAAAAAGAGAATTATTACATATAATAAATAAAGGAAGGTGTAAGAATTATGGCATATAGCCCAAAATCACAAAAAGATTATAATGATAGATGTACAGTTGTAAAACTTAAATATACACCAGAAGAAACGGAAGAATGTGCAAGAATGAAACGGTATGCAAAAGATAATAACATACCAATGAGCGTATATATCAAGAAGCTAATACAGGATGATCTTGACAGAAAAGGTTATAAATAAATATATGATAGACGATAAAATAACAAAAGAGCACATAGAACATTTAAGAGACATAAACTATTATGATGCTTTAAAGTTGTTTGATAATGGAAATATACGTTATTTATATGATGATTTATTTATAGAGTATATACACCATATAATAAGGAAATGTTTATTTATAACTGACACTGACAGCATAACAGATATAATATATAAATTTTTTATTGTATCTGGTAACGTGTCAAGATGTTTAGATATGCTTAGATATAATAATATACAGTATAATCAAAAGTTATCAAATGGAAGATATAGAGTCAATAAAGAAGATATATACAACGCCTTAAATAACGGAAGATGTGCAGATATAGAAATAGATTTTGTTGCACATTTATTATGGTATGGAAGAAATTACAATGAATTAAATAGTTATATAGATACTATGTTGTCAAAGATAAAACAGTTGTATTAGCCACATATAATAGGAAGTAACACAAACAACCTATTGTTATCATGTTCAAAATGTACAGATAGCCTTATAAGCGTGTATTTGACGTTTTAAGGGCTTTTATATTAGATATGATAATTATATAGGGTTATGCGCTTAAAGTCGTTTATAGAGCGTTTTACAAGGTCATTTTGTAAGTATGATATATTTACAATCGTATATCTGGACTGTTTGAAACGTGCAGCATGATGATATTTTTGTATCATTTTAATATGTTTTTAGGTGTATTTTTACGTCAAAATGTGCGCTATTTTATGCAAGAATATTGTATATTTATACAGTTTGATTGATGTATTTTTATGCAAAATTTTGTATAGAATAGCGTTGTTTTTTGTGTGCGAATGGGTAAAATATTGCGGTAAAGTGTGAGTATTTTTATCTGAAATGTGATTGAAATGTGATATATTTTTATCTGTTTGGCGTGTGGTTTTTTATCTTGTTTAGAGTGTAATTTTATCTGTTTTTATGTGGTATTTTATGTCCTGTTTTGAGATAATTTTATTGTGATCTGCTGTTATATTTTAATGCCTGGATGGTGCTAGAATGTAGTATTTACAATGGTTTTATAGGATGTAGCTTGTATGATATGGTGTGGTTAGTGTAGATATATTGTGCGTTGTATTATGTGGTATTATGTTAGATTATGTGAGTATGTATTGTAGTATATTGTATAGTATATTAGAGGTATATTATAATAGTAATATTATGTGGTATATGAGCGTGTGATGTATGATATATCATGTATGTATATTGTAGGTTATATGTGTGGTTATTGATATATAATGTATATTATATTGTATATTATTGTGGGTTTATGTTTAGTTGTTTGATGGTGTTGTGTGAGTATATTGTGTTATATTAATATGATTTTATATCGTGTTTGGAGATGTGATCTTGCTATCTGGTAGAGTCTGCTGTTGTGCGTCCAGATGGTTTTATTTCGTCCAGATTTTTGTGTTATGTCCATGTAGTTTTAAATACCATATATTATGAATAATCCATGAACAAAATATGTATAATTTATGTATTATTTATGGATAGATTATGAATATATAACAGTGAATGAATTATGAATATTATGTATAGATTATGTATCAAATATGAACAAATTATGAACAAATCAAAATAGGAATGATTCCTATTATCCTATGCACGAACCCCGTGAACGGTCGTTTACTTACAATTGTATCAAATCCATAAATAATTTAAAAATCCTATCATATTTTACTATTTTTTCAAATTGTCTATACAATTCAAAATTTGCCATCTCCGGTCTATCTCCTGTTATCCCGTCCGTGATCGCAGTCCAGAATATCCGATAAAATTTTAGTTTCATCACAAATTTTTTGTCTGATGCACCGCCCCCGTGTTTTATCTAGTTACAAAAATGTCAAATAATAACAAAACTTGACTTTTTTACACTTCCCACAAAAGTGCAAAAGTTAGTTTTATTCAACAATAGCAAGGCATTTCGGGGATTGCATAGTTTACTATTTTAATCCATTTTTGATTCTGTTTTAGAATGTATACTAGTATAACGGGGGATAGTTTACATTTATAATTTTAATATGATATTGTCATATTCACTGATGAGTTCAACTCACACTACTCGTCCAAAAATCAAAACTGGTAATCCATCATCCCACACTCGCCTCCAACAGAAAAAATTCTCACCCTCATACCACCTCACAAATTGCACCAAATCTACGCACAATTCACCAAAATAATCAAAATTAGTTCGAGACAGAGTTCGACCGCACCCTTACATATCAACGCAAAATAAATTTTCTGACAATTTAAAATCACCAATTTTTACACAAATTACCTACTCCAAATCACAAATTCCCTTGCAAACTCTAACAATTTACGAAGTCCTCTCGAAGTGATACCTAATTATATATCTCAAGATCATAAACTTAATTTAATTTTATCATCCTGCAATAACCCAAATTACCTTACCACATCTACCTAAAACGCAATAATCATTTCCTATTAAAAGTACACATCACTCTCCCATATCAATCAAAATTCTCACTCAAAATACCTATCTCGAAGTCCGTAATCTTACATCATCAGGAAATACCGTTCTAAATTGTGTCAAACTTTCACACAATTCTAATCACAAAAATTCATTCAAAAATACATCACAAAAAATTTTGAAATGCCAAAGTGACACCTCAAGATACAATCATTTCAATTTCATATTTATCTCATATAATCTACAACAAAAATCTCAAGCAGAATCTCAAACAGAGAATATTAGATAGAAAGATAAGATGGGGGTACTTTTACATCCACAAAAAATCACTACTCTCATATCCCACCTATCTCTAAATTTTAATCCATTAAATAAAAGAATAAATCCATAGAAACATAGAAACATAAAATCTTCTCATAAATAAGAGAAATATAATATGTAACCAAAGTAACAAATTTATAAAATCAAAAGGAGATACCAAAATGGACATTACATTCACATCATCTGAAATCTACAAATTACTTCATCCAGTAAAGCAACATTCAATCCTCTTTTCGGCAACATTAAACAAAATCAAATCCATAACAAATAAATATCTTGCCGATAAGAGAATATACATATCAGAAATAACACCAAAATCATATTTCTATCCCTCAAGAGGAAATGGTAAATCAATCAGAGAGTTATGTTATTTTATAAAGCTAATATCAGATTCAGAAAAGAGCCAGTTTTCATATAACCCATATTCACCGGAATACACAGTGCAAAATTATAAATCTGATATGGAGAATTTATATAAGAAGATAATATCTGAAAAGATACTGAACTCATATGAAACACAAAATAACTCTACAAAACAGAAAAGTAATAACAAAGAAGAAATGAGCTGCTTAAAAATTATTGCCGATAAAAACAATATAAATAAGAAATTTCACAAATAAAGGAGATCAACCATTATGAGAAAATCAAAAGACGACAAAAATAACACAACTACTACTATCACACCATTGACATCTAATGAGACACCAATTGAGATTGCATTACAGATTGACAAAGATGGAATGACAACGGCAAGTAAACTATATGCTTTCTTAGAATTATTACCATCAAATTTTGCTAGATGGTGTAAGAAAAATATCGTAAATAATAAATTTGCAACTGAAAATGAAGATTATTTCCCGTTCATCATGCAAGAAGAACGAGATAAACCAAAAAATCCAAAACCAAAAACAGACTATAAACTTACATCTGAATTTGCAAAGAAACTTTCAATGACAGGTAACACTGAAAAACATGAGAAAGCAAGAAATTATTTTATTGCTTGTGAGCAAGGATTAAAAATCGCTACCGCTAAATTACAGGCAAGAAATGATGATATTCAAGCTTTAGCACAGAGTGTAAATAATCTTGTACAAAAGATTGATAATAAATTTGATTCATTAGAAGCTAGAATATCTACATTAGAAAACACTACCCCAAAATCATTACCAAAGAAATAACGGTTCACATACTGGCAATCCAAGATGTTTCCTAAATATCAAGCATTAGCAGAATATTTTGAAATCCAACTGAAAGATCTCTATAAGAATCTATATAGAGAATTTCAGAATATGTATCCTGATATTGAGCTAAACCAGATTGTAGATGATTATTGCTACGAGAATAAATTAGAAACTTGTTACACCTTAGACGCAATAGAACACGATAAAACTGTAAGAGTATTATTTGAGCAGTTAGTAGATACTCTTTTGGAGAAATATGATTTAGTACTTCATAAAAAGAAACTTGTAGTGTCAACAACTTTTGACACAAAATAATTATCCTTTATGAGAATAAATAAAAAATATACCAAAAATCAATTTGAAGGGAGAAACACATAAATGTTCAATAAGACCATTACAATTGAAAATCGCAACTCAAAATATAATAGATTACTGAAAAACTTAGCCAACCAATCAACTGATACTATCATGGAATGGAAAACGTATTTCAAGAAATGCAAAGTAAATCCAAAATGTAACACTGACTATTTCATAATGGCTATTCAAGTGTGTGAAGATATTCTAAAAGAAAGAAGAGAGAAATAATACATATGACCGATTTAGAGAAGAAATTAAACAAGATTTACAATTATGCCGATTTAATTCATTCGGAGAATCTACTAATACTATCAATTATTGGCTCTCTGTTAAG